GTATTCGATGGCTGTGAAACCCACCTCGCGCTCTACCTTGTTATCCGTGGTGGTGGTGCCATTGTCCGCGGTCTGTGAATCGAACGCCACCGTGGCCTGCCACACATACCCGCCATCATCAACCATTGCCAGCGAAAAACTCGGCTGCGTAACAAGCCCGCTGAAGTAGGAACCTTGATCGGTGATTGCGCCGCCAGCGCCGCCGTACTCGGTTGGGAACAGTTTCGCAATTACGGTGGCGCTGCCAAGGATGTCGCTGGCGGTGAGCGCCTGCGCGGCCGCCTCGGTGATCACATATTGCGCGCTGCCGCTCCACTTGCCGCGCTCAAAGTTGATGGTGGTTCCACCGGCGCGCTGGGCAATGTTGATGGTCACAGGCATTTACACGGCTCCCGTTGCTGCTGCGAGTTTCGCCAAGTGCGTGGCGCTGGCCTGCGTGGCCTTGGCGGTGGCCTCTGCGGGCTTGGCCAGTTTATCTAGCCCGCTCGTGGTGCCAGCCATTTTCACGCTGCCCACGGCGCTTTGAATGCTCTCGATGTTTGATACCGCGGTGGTCTTTGATGCACCGGCTTCGGCTGCCTTCAGTTTCTCGTTCAACGCGCGAGCGTTCTCTTGCTCCTGCGCGTCAAGGCCCAGCCGATCCATTTTCTTCTGAAACAATTGATCCTCGGTCATCGTGCGCTCGTCTAGCGCATCCTGCAATTCCTCCATGAAGTTGATCACGGATTCCTCGCGGCGCTCCTCGGCGGCGGCGCGCATTTCGGCGCGCTTGGCTGCTTCCTCCTGTGTTTTCAACCGCTTCGCTTCTGCGTCTGCCAGTTCATCGGCAATCATCTTCTCGCGTTCCTGCCGCTGTATTGCCTGATCCTGCGCCGCGCTCGTGGCCTCAAATGCCGCGCGCAGCTTCTCGCGCGCCGCCAAGATTTGCGGCCCGGTGGCGTTTTCTTTCGCCATCTGATCGTTCAACTGCTTCTCAAGTTCCGCCAGGCGCTGCGCTCGCTCCACGCGGGTGCGCTGTTCGTCGCTCACCGCGGAAGCAAGTTCGCGCTGCTTCTCCAAATCAGCAACCATCTTGGAACCCACGGCAAGCATCCGCTCATTTCGCGCGGCATCGTCGCGGCTGGCCTTTTGCCGCGCTTCCATGTCTCCGCTCTCGCTCTGCCCAAGCATCTTTCCGATGGTGCCCACCACCGGGATGCTTTCAAGGGTCTTGGCCAGCCCATCGCCGATGGCGTAGGCGATGTTCGCGCCGGTTGTGTTGAAGATTGGATTCTTCAGCGTGTCATCGATGCTCTTCAGCAGCGTGTCCGCAAGCTGGATTCCAAGAAACCCGCCGATGGCTTTCCCCATCGACCCGCTCCAAGACTTCATGCCCTTGGAAATGGCCTTTTCAATACCGCTCACCTTGTCCGTGGTAGCGGATTCCACCTTCTTCCACCCAGCGATGTACTGATCGGATTCAAGCGTGATACGGGTTTTAAAGGCTGCGACATTACCCATTGCGCTTTCCTCCAAACATGGCGCGCAACTGCTTCACCGCATCCAGCGGCGCGCCCTTGGGCTTGTCTTCATAGGGCATGAAATCCGCCACCTTGAATGGCGTGCCGCTGGTGCGGTGGCAGTTGGCCACGGTGCTGGCGATGATCGCGGAACGCAAATCGGCGCGCGTATCGCCGAAAGGCTGGACTGCGTTGTAGGCGATCCATTCGGCTAATTCGCGGCTCGACATGGTTTCCTCTAGTTCCGCGACCGTCTTCCCTAACGCTAGTGCCAGTTGGAACAGGAAGCGCCGAAGCGGTCGCTCACTCAATTTTTTTCGATGGCTTCCTTGTCCTTCGCACCCATGCCCGAAAGCCGCGTTGCGATGTCGTACAACTCATCGATGACGGATGCGGGCATGTCTCCGATGGCTTCGATGTCCGCGGCGCTGAACATCGGAGCTTCACCGTCATACGCGCACATGGCCACGAGGCTGGCGCGGATGTTGGTGAGGGTCTTTCCCTTGGCGCTCCAAATGCGCTGTTCCCACTCGTCGCGCTTGCCTGCGGTGAGCCCGCGCATGGTCACAACTCCCACTCCGGGCACCGTTACTTGCTCGGTAGGAACGGTGGCCCGGAGTGCGAGAAACTTGGCTTTCAGGTCGCTCACGGTTTAGTCCACATCCGTGAAGGTGACGCTTCCGGAAATCTTGATGCTGATCGACGCGGTAACCGCCGAATCCATCGCACCCTTCACGCTGAAATCGGTCACAAACCCGATAAACGCGAAGGTTGCACCAAGATTTCCGGTGGTTCCGAAAGTGATCAGCCAGGACTTCAGCACCGGGCGAGTGGTGGCCGCGGTCACATCCAGTTGACCCAGCACGGTCACCTGCTGCGCGTCATCGGGGTCAAGATTCACCTCAAGCGACACGGTGCCGCTATCGATCAGGCCCGCCGCGTAGGTGCGAAACTGGTTGCCCAGGTTCGAAACATCGATGGTGTTGAGCTTGAGGCCATCAAGGTTCAGCGAAAGGATTTCGCCAACCGCTGCGCTTGGCGCTGAATAAGCGCCGCTGGCAAGTGGGCCAACCTTGAGCGTGGTTCCGAAACTCGTGAATGCGGCCATGTGCGTTTCCTCTCTGTGTTACCCGCCGGGGGTGGTGATGGTGGTGGGTGCAACCGATTGCGCGCGGTAGTAGGCATCGACCGAAACCACCGCGATATGGATTCCCGTTTCCGTGCCTTCTGCGCCCACATCATAAGTTGATGTGATGCCGTTTTCACGGATTTCATGGATGGTTGTGCTGCTTGCCGTACCGGCTGCGCCATGCATTGCGCGGCGCACGATCTCGCCCAGTTCGCGCGCCGCCTTCAGGCTGGTTGCGATGCATTCGATGTTCATGGCCATACGCCGCAGGCAATCGGTGCGGGGAAATGACGGGCTCACGGCCTCGTCAGTCTGCACCGTCAGCACGATGGCGGGCAGGGTTCCGGTGTCCTGGCGATAGGCAGAAGTGATCCGGGATTCAGGCACCAGCGTTGTCACAGCGGTGTTTTGAACCAAGCCCTGGCGGATGGCTGCGATGATGGTGCTACTCATTTCACCCCATTCCGCGCCGCGGCTTTGGCCGCTAGGCGCTCAAAGACTTCGGGCAACTTGCGGTTCAATTGGCTTTCGGCCGTGTACCGAAACCGCTTCAGGATCGAAAACGCACCGTTGAACCCGCGGTAGGAACGCTTCGAATGGCGGCCGGACTCCATCAGGAACATGCCGGGCCCCCAAGCCTTGAGGCGCAGCAGGTAGCCCACGCCGCGCTTCAGCTTCGCCACCTTGAAGCCCCACCCATCCTTGCCATCGCGCACGAGGGCTTGGATGGCAAGGTTTCGGGTAAAGCCCACAGGCAATCCCTGCTTTCGATTCTTGTTCCACCAGCGGTGTTGCAACGCGCGTTGCAGGCTTTCTCCATCGTGCTTGCCGGTACGGGAATCGAAATACTGGAGCAACGCCATTTGCGTTGGCTCGCCCATCTCCTGCAACACCTTCAACACGGTGTCATCCAATTCGCGGCCGGTCATCGCAAGGATGGTTTTCCGGAACTCCGGCATCCCTTCGACGATCAAGCGTTGGCGCGCGCTAGCCACTACTGCACGATCTCCGTAGCCATGCAATCAAGAAATTCGCGCCGCTCGCGCCAATCGGTAACGGTCACGATTTCCCACACCCGACGCGTCATCCCGCCCTCGGTCGATACGGTCTGCAACTGGCTCCGGTGGCTCACATTTGGATTCCACCGCAGGCGGATTCGATGCGTTACCACCTGGTCAAGTTGCTTGTGGTTCATGCGCTCGCTGGGGGTCGCGTCGCTGATCTCGGCAAACAGGATGGTTCCCGTGCCCGCCGCGTTCACCGTGCGGATCGGCTGCCCGTAGGTATCCAGCGCGGTAGTGGCCCCCAGCAGCTCCAGCGCCACGCGCATGTTGCCGGGGTTCACCAGTAGCCCCCGTCCTGATACTGCACGATCAACCGGCGAACGGTCATCGGGATTTCAACAGGTGCCGCAGCCATCGCCACGCTCGCGCGATTGTCGTACATGTGGCTGCATTGCAGCAGGCACGCGTGTACCAGGGCGCGGGGGATGTTCGCGGCCGCCGCACCATAGCCCGCGGTGAATGCCACGGACACATCAAGCGCCCCCTCACCAAGCGTGCTGGGCCACGATTGCGAACCCTTCAGGATCACCCGCCCAATGCCGTTGACGCTGAACGCGTTGTAGGCGCTCGCGGAAAGCGTTTGGGTGGCCCCGGCTGCGTCGGTGTAGGTGACGCTTGAAACCGAGATGAATGGCGAACGCGGCAACACGATTTCGCCATCGGTGGGGAACGCCTCTAACGAATAGGTGAACGAACGCGTGATCAGCGCCCGCCGCGTTTCGTTCTCGATCACCTGCGTGGCTGCGAGAACCATATCGGCTAGCGCGGTGTCATCTTGGGTATGGAAGATGCGCCCGAAAACTTTGAAATCGGCCACGCTGATCGCGGTGGTAACTGCGCCGGTGTCGTTCAGGTTCGTTCTCACGCCCAAACCCTCATGGGGGTAGATGGTGCAGGGTCAAGGATCGGAAGCTCCGCGGCTTGGGCCTCGGTCAGTTCGCCAGCCACGCGCAAGTTCGCATGAAAGCGGCTATCAGTTTGCGGTTGCCCCGTGGCTGCATCGATCCATGTAACGGGGCCAATCCATCCAATGTCGATGCGCTGCCCGTCCAGGCTGTGGCACTCGCCATCAATGCGCTGGACATCAACGCCGATGGCCGCGAAAGCCTCAACCATCCGCGCTTCCGTGTTTGTGCGAAGGTAGTAGTCGGTCATGTGGTGAGGCTCTGAAGGGTTGCGGTTGGCAGGACGCTTGGCCAATACTTGATGGCCCGAATCGATCCATTCAGTAGCACCGTGGCATCAGTAATCGTGCTTCCATTGGTGGAAGTTCCACCCAACACCAGGTATGTGGGCGCGGTTGAAAACGCAATGCTTGAGGATGTCGCAACGGTGCCACCGTTCAGGGTCAGATTGACGGTGCTTCCGCTGAACGAAAACGCACCCTTGGTTCGCGCTCCGCTGGTGATGCTGTTGGATGTGGTCACCGAATTGGCGGCCCCGAAATCTGCAACCTTTAGGTTTCCAGCGGCAGCGGTTTGCTGAAGGTGCAGATGGCGGCCCGTTACATCGGAAGTGGAAAGCACGGTTCGCACCGTGCTGGTGATGCCACGCACGCCGCCGTACCAATCTGCGTAGAAGGTTCCGCTTGTGCCGCCGGTGAACCATGAAGAAAACCCGGTGCTGGCTGCGATGCAGGTATCTGCTGTGCGCTGCACGGTGCTTCCGACAGTTGGGATGTAAGACGATGCACCGGAACCCAATTCCAGTTGTGCGCCCCACGCATAAAGAACATCACTAGAACCGGCGCTTGTGCTTTTGCTGCACACATACACAAATATCGTGGTGATTGTTGCAGATGTGAACTGAACCTGTACCCGAGTCCAGCCAGTATTCGTGTACGTGAGAGTTGTTTGCGAAACCAAGTCACCACCGCCAAACTCGAAAATTCGCTGCTGTGATCCTGCTGTGCCGCGAATCCAAAATGAGAATGTGTAAGCGGTATTTGCAAGAACCGTTACCAGTTGCGCTCTAGAACAATACACACCCGCGGCGAGCGCAATTTTGGTTGCGGTGTTTCCACCCGCAGGGTCAGTAACTTCGGTGGTATTCGCAGTCAAGGTAGTGTTTCCACCGACGGTCCAAGTACCTGTTGTGATGTTCTGCGAATTGGTTACAAGGTTTATTGCAGTACCTTCAATTAGCAGCCCGCGAGGGGTCAGCGTGGTTGGGTCATAGTCAAAGCGTGGGACATTCGTTCCAGCAGTTGCAACTAGCCCGCTGGAGTTGATGTAGGTGCTAGTGGTGCTGCTGCGCGTAAAGGTAAAGCGACTATCAAGCGTGTCACCCATCGCGGTGAAATCCAGCGACAGCGTGGAGCCATCGCCGCGCCGCAGCATGAACGGAACATACGCATTGCCCTTCATCGCTTGCCCTGGCCTTTCTGCTTTGGTGCCTCGCTAGGCGCAGCAGGAACCGCGTGGACGCGTTCCGCGATGCCTGCCACGCACCATTGCTGCGCGGTATCCGGATCGACCGTAGCCACCTCGCCCGGCCCCCAAACGCCCTTGGCGCTAGCAACCGCTTTGAGGAATTGGATTTGAACCATTGTCATGGTGAGGAAATCCGGCGAGGGCCTTTCGGCCCCCGCCGGTGTGGGTGCAGTTTCAGTATCAGCTAGCCGAAGTGGCGAATGCCTTGAACGCCAGGGCGGGGAGCGAGAGCTGGCAGTCCATACGCATGTTTGCGATGTAGCCCGTCTCATTCGTGTCCGCGTAACGCTCGCGCAGCACCTTCAGTTCATAGTTGCCCGTGGTGCCGAAGTAGCAGTAGTCCCACGCGCCGATGATGCCGATCTTGGTAGCGGTGGTGCCGCTCGTCGGAAGCGCCGAAATGGCCGCGCTGGTGTACACCGGGATGCCAAGGATGCGATCCGGCTCCGGAGCCTGGCCGCTGCCGCCCTTGGTGTAGCCGTTCTCCCAGAAGTAGTTGGTGACATTGGTGGAACCAGTAACGCCGCCCAGCTTGCGGAGGTATCCCAAGGTCGAATCGTTCACGATGATCGCGCAGCTGGGATGCTGGCGATACTGGCGGGGCAGGCTGTAAATCCAGTCGATCACCTTCTCCGCCGTGAACGATGTGTAAGAGCCGGTGTTGCTGCTGGTCAGGGCAGCATCATTCAGCAGCGAAACCGGCGCGCCGGAAACATTGGAAGCGGCCAGAAGAGCAGTCTCTTCCGTCTGACTGAAAACACGCGCCATCTGCTCGGTGACGATGGAAGAAATCGACATGTTGCCGCCGCGGGCATCGGCATCGGCCACCAGTTCGTTCGACACGCGCAGAAGGGCCGAAAGGCGCTTCGGGGTAAGCGTGATCTTGGAGAAGGTGGGCGCAGCCTCGGTGGGGGAGGTGGACTCACCAACCCAGTACGCGGCACCCGTGGCGTTTTCGAAAGCCACTTCGCGCGCGAACGAACCCAGCGAGAGCTTGCGCGCCAGGTTGCGAACGCTCGTCATCGTCTGCAACTTGGCCACAAGCTGGTTGTCGAACTCGGTGGGCGGAATCACGGTGCCACCGCTGGCCTCGGTCAGCGCGCGAAGCTCCGCGGGTGCGGTGTGTTCGCCGTTGCGGAGGTAGTTGTGGAACGCGTCGCGGTACTCGTCGGTTTCGCGGCGCTCGCCAACCTTCGCGGCGCGCTCGGCGCGCTGGGCGCTGCGAACCTCGGGGGCGGCGGGGATGTCGCTGAACACGGCCTGTTGGCCGTTATCCATCGCCATCACTTCCTCGTTGCGCTCACGCTGCTTCCGCAGGTTGGCGTACTGGGTCTTCAGGGCGCTGTACTTGGCCTCCATCTCGGGGGCCATGCCTTCGCCGCTGCTGTTGGCACCATCAACCATCGACTGCATTTCCTGATAGAGCGCACCCATCTTCTCGATGAGGGCCTTGTATGAACTGGGGACTGGCATCGTTTCTTCCTTCCTAGATTCCCGCCGCGTGTCGCTCGGGCCAACGCGGCCCGCAGGGACATTCGCGGCGGTGTGCGAATGCCCAAAGATTGAAACGCGCACTAGGCGCGGTTGACATTCAGAACAGCAAACTTGTTGGTGATCGATCCATCGCAACGGATCGAAGCCACGAAAATGGTTTCGTTCGTATCGGCTGCCGTTTCGCTGTACCGCGCGACGCTGAACGCGCCGAACGAATGGGCCAGCAGGTACTGGGCAGGGTTGAAGAAATGCACCAGCGTGTCACCGGCGGCCGGAGTGGTGGCGCTCAAGCGGTGGTAGACGGTGGGCAAGCCCTCAACCGTGGTGCCGT